TTACCGACACCCGCTCCGCGACCTCTGTCTGCCCCAGTCTCACGGCATTGTTCAGTGTCCCGGCAAGCTGCTGGGCCACATCACCTATCTCGTATAAATCTATCTCGTATTGGGTGGATTTCAAGGGGAGGGACCGAAAAAACCGCCGGACAATGGGGTTTTCGTCCAACCGGCGCTCCGGGCGGGTGTTGCCGGTCTGAGCCCGCATCATAGCATCAGCGCCTTCCATGAGATAGAACCCGACTGTTGCAAAATAGCCACGGACCAACGCCTCACTTCGCATGGGGCTCCACTCTACCCCCAACTCCTCACTCATGGCCTTGGACAGCTCCACCATGGTCTCGTTGGTCCAGGGGCGGCGTTGCTCGGAGCCGATGCGACTGCGCCGCAGGTGCTCCGGAACAACAGGCTGCCCGGCGGGGAAAGTTTTAATGTTTGCTACTTGCTCTACAATAGGACGCACCAACTGCGGAATGGGGTTAAGGCGCATCTGGTCTAGCACGATGTCCCCCATCGCTCTAGAGAACGCCTTGCCGTATTTCTGATCCCACGCCTCGATCATTCGCTCCGGGATGGTAGCGAACATCGCGCCGAACTCGAACCCTCGGGGCAATATGGCGAAGCCGGAACTACCGGGTACCTTGATGACCCAATTCATGTCCCGGACATAATCCGGCAGCGCCCAATAGTCCGGGTCGTCTTGATTGTGGCGCCACAGGGCCAGCGTAGGTAAAGTGACAGCTAACATCCCCTTTGCCGCAAGCCGCGTAGGATGCTCCTTGCCCTCACGTGCGAACCGATACAGCCCCTGCATAGCGGCATTGGCAAAGGGAAGTGTGGTGAGGAAGGCCCGGAAGTTCTCCTCCGCACCCCGCATGGCGAAATCGGTAGAGACCTCGCGGGCCGAGAAGGCCCCCTCTACACGGCTGCCGGTCTTGTTGGTGACGAGCCTGTTCTCCTCCAGCCGCGAGGCCATCTCAACCGCAGAGGTCACTTCCTCCAGCACATTTATAAGCTGCTCTGCGGTCGTGACTAGCCGGTTAGTCTTGAGGAACTTGTTGCCCAAACGACCCTTGTAGAATGCACGTACGCTTCCGGCTTCCGCCATCTGCGACATCTCTCCCTTGAACGTCGTGGCGAACCCGGCACCATTCAGCATGGCGTCGTGGTAGTTCTGGTCCTTGAAGATACGGGAGCCTAGGCCGCGGATGAAACTGATCCCCGGTATTTGGTTGGCCTTGCTCTGCGCGAACGCCATCTGCATATCGCGGATGCCGTTGGCAATCATAAAGTCAGGCATGGCGGTGACGGATCGTGTCAGCACTGTCTTGAACAACTGGAACACCCGCATGGTGGCGTTGAAATCCCGAGGCGCGAACTCCATCATGGACTTGTGTAGCACGTCCGCCATAGGAGAGATTTGGTAATACTCCGGTCGGCCGTCGCGGAACACCATGTCCACTCTGGGCGCGAGCTCCTGGTTATAGTCGAACACCCGGACTGTCTTAGGATCGGCCGTGTCTCCCATCTCCTCCAACATCTCAATGATGCGCTTGTCCGCGAGCTCGGCTTCTACAGGTTTACGTTTCATCTTCGTCGCGACTTCGGAGAGACCGTACTTATCAATAAGTCCATAGAGCTGCTGTTTGGCGTAGTTCTGCAATGAGGCGTGAACGATCATGGCAGTGTTCGCCTCGATGTTCGCCATGACTTCGTTGAGGTTACTGGTGCCTTCCTTGAGACGCTTGAAGACGGACCCGAACCGTCCGCCCTCGCGGACCCCTTCTTCCATGGCGAGACGATAAAACGGGACATAGTTCTGCCCCAAGCGAATGAGGTCCGCCTTAGACTGGGCATTGACGAGGCCGTTTTGCTCCGCGAAGTCCAACAACCGCCGGTTGAAAGCGTTGTAGCGTACCTGGGCGTCTCTCACCACCGGATCGTTACGGTACTTCTTGATGACCGATGCGATCTCGTCCCGGGTGAAGTTCCTTTCCTTACCGCGCCGCATGTTGTCCGCAGCACGTTTGGCGGTCATGTAGAGCAGTGTCTGCGGGAGCTTATCGGCCTTCATGGCATCGGTGAATACAGCACGTAGGCCCTCCCCGCCGTCGAACACCAAGTCACCATTCTTCAGGCGTCTGGGGGTGCCGCGCTCGAAGACCTCCTTCACCACTCCGCGTGTGCCAGCCAACAGGCGGAACAACTTGTAGGGGCTCAGTCCGGGCTCGAACACCTCACCGGTGGCCTTTACGCTCTCCACTGCGAGCTCCTCCACGCGTTTGACGGGTCGCAGGAAGTCGAAGAACTCAAAAATGGTGGAACCTGATGCGGTATCCATCGCCGCACCTGCATCATCGGCTATAGTCTTACCGATCTTTTCACTAAAGGCAACTTCCTGCTCCGCCATCTTCGCCATGGCAGCCGCACGTTTGGGCAGCGGCACCTGTTGGGCGGCTTTAGACAGGAGCTCCGCACGGGTCGCAGGACGCCCAAGACCAGCACGTGACACCACCATATTGACCAGGAGCCGCGTGAGGCCGTCGCGGCTGTGCTCGTTCATGCCGAACTCCACAGCGGTCTGGCTCAGCGCGTTGATGACGCCGACAAATCCAGCCATGGACATCTCCAAGGCCACCACAGCTCCACCCAGAGCCGAGCGGTTCAGGCGCTTAGCGGCTGTCACCCCGGGAGCATCGCCTTCGGCGGGCAAGATCAGGGCGCTGAAAAACTCCTCTGTGTTCTTGGACATGCCGAAGTGTCCGAAGGATTTGCGCACACCCTCAAAACCTTGCTCGAAGGCGGTTCTGATCCGAGCTGCACCTTTGCCGATTGGACCTTCCTGCCCAACGCCGAACCCAGACGGTATAGATGTCTTACCACGGCCTCTTGTCGGATCAGGACTGGGCTTCTTGAGCTCGGTGTCGGAGAAAGCGGTACGCGGAGGGACGGGGATGCGCGGAGGAGCAACATCGTCTGCATCCCCGAGCTCAATCGTCGCGGCTGAGAACTCAAATGCGTTGAATGGTTTTTGTATAATGGAAGTGGTTCTAGGACGTGTTTCTTTCCGACGCCGCTTAATGGCATCCAGGAGCGCGTCGTCGTCATCTTCAAAGTGTGCCATGAGATGCTACCGGGGTTTACGCTTATGTTTCCGGCTACGGCCTTTTAGTTCTTCGTCCAACTCGCGGAGCTGATCGTCAGTGAGAGTGGGGTTCCGGGCTTCTTTGTCTTTCAGCCGTCGCAGACCACCTGTGGTCATCCGGCGGAAGTTGAATTTCTTTTTAGACGGGGACTGCTTCAGAATATCTTTCACCTCAGGAGGTGCGTCGCCTCCCATGCTCGCAGCAAGGTCACGGGCCGCGACCAGAATTGCTTCATTAGTATCATCCGCACGTCCGTTCTCGATCACATCTTGAGCTGCCGCGGCAAGCTGTAGGCTCTGAGCCTCTTTGCCGCCCTTAAAGGTAAATTCCCCGGTTAACGGAGAAACGAAGCCACCAAAAAGCAGAGCAGCACGACGGGCAAGGTCATTGGAAGTCTCACGCTTCACGAAGCCTTGGGCATCGAACAGGTTGTTACCGGAGATGGGCTTGAGCTCCCGGGTGATCTTGCCGGTCTGGATGTTTACCTCAACCAAGCCTGCTTGTGGTCCTGCGGGGCTCTGTCTGATCTCGACTTGCTCTCCCTCGGCCTTAGCTGCTTCTTTGCCGCGGGTCTCACGAATACCGGATGCCTCCTCAGGCGTGACGAGGTTCATCTGAGCCCGAACAACTTCCAACACCTTGGGGTCATCCAGCAACATCAAGTCCTCGCCCTTGAGACCAAATGCACCGGGTCCGATTCTTCTGATGAGCTTCGTCGCTATGGACTTCACATCCAAGATGATCCGGCCGCTTGCGTCTTTCGGGAACTCATGGTCAAGCTCTACCTCGGAGATTTCGCCCTTCTTCACCATTTCCTCGACCATTGACAGTCCAGCTTCGAGGACACCCGCAACTCGAGCCGCGTCCACGTGGATTTTAGCAGGATCGGGGTTTATTGCAGATCGTGCCAGTGCTTGCTGTCCGACGGAGCCAGGGATAAGTTCATCGGCGGCTTTTAACAGGAACTCTGTGCGCTGCTTGGGGTCCCGGATATGTTTGGATAGGTCCAGGGTCTTGGATACGCCTTTCAATTCCGCGTTGGTGGTACGAATACGCTTCAACTTCTCCGCGGTCTCGAAGCTGACCTGTACCCGATGCGCTTTCTTTGCGGCTCCTTTGGCCGTGCGGCGCTTTTCTGCCGGACCAGCCACGCCACGCTCGTCGGCATCAATTTGGGCTAGGCCATCCAGCACGCGCTGGAAGATGCTGCGGTCACCGCTACCTGAACCTGAAACAGTATCGCCGCGGCGTCGGCCAGCTAGTGCCTCACCGGCCCGCCGGCCCGATGAAACCTGGTCGTGCTCGATGTCCTCTTGTGACTTGTCAGCATGATCGTCGTCCCGAGGATCGAACTCGTCATCGTCACCGGTGAGGAAGGAGATGCCTACGTTATGTGCCATTTTCCAGTTCCTTTAAAACGTGCCTACGTTATCTGCTAAACAGACCGAACCCAGAAGCAAAGCTACCCACTGTCCTGAGGATGCCCAGAAAGCCCGGAGAGCTGGACTGCGAGAAGCGCTTGGTAGTTGTTGTCTGAGCGGCCCGGACATTGGCGAGAGACTGCAACGCGGACGCGCCAGTAGGTGATACACCGAGCAATCCCAGCGAACCCTGCTGGCTCAGGCCAGCAAGTCTTAACTGGTTCTCAAATGCCGCATCTCGGAGAGACTGCTGAAAGTTCCGGGTTCTTTCCTGGAGCTGCTGCTGAAAGCTCGCCAGTCCAGCCACAAATTCACCCTGGGCCAGCGGGAAGTTAAGCTCCGCAGTGACCTGGGCGCCGCGGAGGTTGCGCTCAAGTTGCCCGAACTGCCGCGTGGCTTCTCCTGCAACCGCGAACGCCCGGTCTTGGATCGGGGTGTCAGTCGGACGGAGGCCTCGTGCTGGTGCCAGGATGTTCTTGATGGCTGTAATGGCCTGTGTACTGAACGCCTCGATGTCACTCGCGCCTTCGGCCAAGGCAAACTTGGTCGCCTCGTTGATTGACGCACGCTGTTCCGGAGATGCCTTGCCGCCGCGCCGGATGATGGCGAGCTGGATGTCCCGGAGCTCTTTTGTAATCGGATCGTTCAGGGCTTCTTGGGACAGCACGTTGAGCTTATCCAGGCTCTTCTGCAGGAAAGCAAACGCGACGCTTTGCTTCCCGCGTTGCTCCTGGAGAATTTCAATCTGTAACTTCTGCAGCTTGATCTGTTGCCTGGTGAGTTCAGTTTCCTCCGGCGTCGGCCCGGGGACGCGCACCGTCGTGGTGCTGCTGCCACGGCGGCGGCCACCGCCGAAGATTTTTGACATAAATCCCACTATACTGCTCCGTTAAAATCGGTCAACATGTTACCGCTTCCGGTAACACGCATGTTAAATCGTTTCTTCATTGTCCGTTTCCAGCCCTTCTTGTCGAATGGAACAAAAGACGCGGTTATGGTTGAGCCATCGGCCTCCAGCGCCGCTTTGGCCACGTTGGTCAGAGCCACCATGACGGCATGTGCATCCCGCGGGTTCAGGTCGGAGCGAATGCTCAGCATCTCGGCAAAGCCCACCGGCCGGCCCAGGTAAAGGCAAACTGCTCCCAGCACGGCCGCGGCTTCATCCTCCGCGACCAACCAACCGCTTGTGGAGTTGGCCCAATCAACCTCCATGCCCTGCAGGTCCACGATTTGTGCGAGCTCCGCGGCATCCTCGGGCACCGCAAATCTGATTTTAGGTTCAACCATCGTCTTCCTCCCGCCGGTCCCGGCGCTTGTTGAACAGCTTATGATAGAGCAAATACAAGCCGCCAAGGACAAGCAAGGCGTTGCCACCAGCCACGAACACATTGGACCATTCAGTAATGGCTTGAGCAAAGCTCCCGCCGGCACCAGTAACGACCATCGCCACAGAAGCTTTCTGGTCTGGAATTTGCTGGACTTGTTCGGTTATAGTCATAGTTTTAGCCTATCAGAAATTGATTTTATGTCTCGGTACATTTTCTTGGTTGCCGGTGTGAAATCCGCTTCGGAAATTGTACTGTTGGTAATCAAGACAGTAACCAACTCAACAAGAACGTGCGTTTCACGCGGATGTCCTTGAACTAGATCACCGAGGTCGTTTGCCCTATTTCTATCGGCTATCTCTTTACCCGTCATATCTACGGCGGGACGGTTGATTGTTACGACTTGGCCGACGACATCAACAGTTTCGGGGCCACGTTTTTGATTGAGGTGCAGAGCCGGTTCACTCACTGTAGCTGTGGCAAGGAAGTGGTTAGGGCCGATGTTCATTGGCCGTGTATCTCCGCCAGGAAATACAACATCGTTTGTGCCGGGGATTAACACTTTGCTAGGAGGAGAAGCCCAGCGGTTTATTTCCTTGCTGGTTAATGTTTCTATTAAGGTTTCCATGCTATTTTCCTTACGCTGGTGCCCATGAGGCGACGACGCCGGTTGTGAGACTGCTTGATGGGGTAAAAGAGGCTGTGATTGCTGGACCTTCAGAGACGGCTACGGCTTTGCTTGCCCCAGTGTGCGCCCTGTTGCCGTCAACCAGCTCATCGTAATCTTCGAAGAGGTGGGCCCAAACCGCCGTCGGTGTACCCACTGCTTCGTTGCAAGCAGCAGCGACAATCACACCGTTTGCTGGAATGAATAGGGACAGAACTGCGGGGTCGTCAACTAGAGATGCTGCAATTGCGGTGACTGGATCAGCCGCACCGTAAATCGCCCACACTCCAACTCCAACGCCGAGGGTACCAGACGAAAATGGCACAACTAGCTCCGCCGTGGTGCCGGTTGAGACATTATTCTTTTGCCAGAATTCGATGTTGTTGTTGTTATTGGAGGCTTCACCAAGAAACTCCATGCTAACGCCATCGAGTGTCACCGTGGTTATCTTAAAACTACCTTGCGATAGTGCCACAACGACTTTACGGTCTGCCGCCGGTGTGCCTATGGCAAGTCCGGAGAAGGTATAGGTCGCTGAGTTTGTCGAATCAACGGCACTAGTTTCAAATGAAACAATGGCCGCCACTGAACCGCTCGAACCTCCAGGGAATAAAAACATTACTGCAATACTACTATATGAAGATGTTGAAACGTCCCAATAACAGTTAGGTACACCATAAAGTCCTGGCCGTCGACGGTGGTGAAGGCGTCGCCCGTAACTGCATCCCACCCAGATGCGGTAATGGCACCCGCCGAGACGTTGTTTGTGTACTGGAGGATGAGAGTGCCATCGCCAGATTGGGGGGCGAGTGTGTGAGCGCCACCGTTGATGGCCTTTTTCACGTTCCCGCCCGCGTAAGTAGGAGTGAAGGTACCGGAAGACTTGGTGCCGTTATCATCTACGGTGTACTGGAAGCCTGCCGTCAACGTATCATCCACGCTTGCCATCAAGACATCTTGGCCTTCAACCGCTATCACACCAGCAGCCGAGCGCGAGAGAGTGGTGTCGGTCGCGGCTCCAAGCTCAATGGTCCCGAACTGCGGTCCATCAGCGACCCCAAGGTTTCGCTGCCATCCTGCCTCGGCAAAATAAGCCATCAACTGTGCCGTGTTGGCCGCGGGGGCGTAGAACAACGCCCGGTCTCCGGTCTCTGTGACAATGTTCGCGCCACCTAAGTCCAGGTTCGCGCCGTCCGTCATGGTCAACACGCTGTCGAACTGCAGCATGAACAGCGTGTTGACAGGAACGGTAATCTGGCTGAAACCAGTAACACCGGTGACATCGAAATACACGCCGTCCGTGTCTAGCACCAGCGGACTGGCAGAGGTAATGTCACCGCCTTTGCCTGCTATCAAATTGCCGTCGAACCGAGCACCACCCGCATCAACCCACAGGGCATAGTCGGTGGTGGCCTCTGTAGCGGCGCCCTCGATGTACAGCGTGGCGGAGTTGGTGATGGTCCCTGTTGCGGTCCAATTCGGAATGCCGATGGAGAGACCCGCGGCAATGGTGGTGGTGCCGGCGGGAATTGTAATGGCATTACTGTTGCCGATCCGGCAAAGGGCGTAGTTGGTTGACGCCGTAACGGTGTGAGCCAACGGATCAATGTGCAGGAACCCTGCAGTGTTGCCTGTGCCGTGCCCGATAAAAGCACTGTCAATCCCTGCTACCCGGACATCAATAACATCGTCGCTGTCCGCCGTGATGCTCGTGTCCCCGTCGCTGTCCAGGATCAGCTCCCGGCCATCCAAATCCTTAGCCTTAGTCGCAGGCCAGCCCAGGTCCTCGCCGTTGTCGTGGATTTTACTGAATGATGCATTCAGGTCGCTGGCGCTCAAAACTTCGCCAGCACTATAGATTTTTGAGACACTTACAGCCATTTCTTAAACCTTTACTTTAATTCTCCATGCTCACACCGCCCGGGACGATGAAGGTACTGAGGTTGTGCCATTCCACGTCTTCCAGGTTGACGCTGTTCGTGAGCTGGTATTGTATCGCCCGGAACTCGCCGCCTTCTTCTCCCAGCGGGCTCCAACGTGAGAGAAAACGCTTACCTGCCAGAGCATCGGTATCCAGGGTGAACCCGGTAACGCCACCAAGAACTGCTTCGCCGCCTTGCGCAACGCTCACGGTCTGCTGGCTGTTCCCGTCTCGCTGCCAGCCGAAGGTCATATTGCCGTTGTTGCGGGGCTGGACACCGAGGCCCACACCGGCGATGGTTTTCATCAGCTCCGGCGTGCCGTAGTCCAGGAACGGAGTGGTGACGACATAAGAGATGCTCGTGGTGCCATCAACACTTCTAACCGTGCTGCCGAATTTGCGAATGAACCCGTCAGTGCCGCCGAAATAGTTGCTCTGCCGGTCGTTGTCGGTGCTATCCAGCATCAAGGAAACGGAGCCGGCATCATAGGCTGGCATCTGGCTCCACCGCGGTGGGTTGAAGCGGAAGTCCAGAGCCAGGACCGTGCTGTTCTCTGTCGCGCTATCTATGGGCACGGAGATGAAGGTCCGCCGCCCGGTGCTATCCGTCGAGGCCCAAGCGTGGCGCAACCGTGAGAAATTCAAGTGCTCATCCAGATAGCCCTGGATCGGGGAGGACAGAGCAGCTTCACGAAAATCCCCGAAAGCCGAGGTCACAGAGAGACTGCGGAGACTACCATCGCTCCACAGGAACCCAACATCATCTCCGAACCGAAAGATGGTGTTGTGCCACACGGCGCCGACGCCCTCGATGAACGTCGTCCGGGCGAAGTCGGCGCTGGACGTACCGGTGATGCGGTGGATGGAGCCTTTGTATGGTCCCTTGAACACCCACAGCTCGTTCTTGTGCGAGATGAGACCGGTGATGCGGTCGCCGTCGTCCGGATCAATGTCAATGCTGCCGCTACTGGCTCCGGTCCAGTCCTCGGGGTTGAGCTGAGCCGAGAAATGCAACCGGCTAGGAGTGGCGTTGATACCTGCGGCGAACACGAAGTTCTTGTGCTTCACGCTGAACGCGAAATTGGGCGGGGAACCGGCAAGGTCCTGGTAGGTGGTTTGGTCCCAGCTCGCCAGC